AACTCCTTTTATTTTAATTATGAAAGAATTTTTTTATTCTGTCTAGTGTTTTACGTTCTGCTTTCATATGTTTTTTAGTAAGCATTGCTTCTAATTCTATTATTCGACCTAATAAACTTGCCAAGAAAACATCTTGTTTCATCTGATGACGTATAAGATGTGTGCAATATCTTTTTACACCATCGTAATCATCGCTTTTTAAGACTTCTCTAATACGCATTTCGACAGAAAGCTGTAATTCTACAGGTGGTTCTTCTAATTCAATATTAAGAAATCTATCTTTGGCCATTAGTTTAATTTTGGAAATAGATTTTGTTCAAGCAAATCAACTAACCTATCGTCCACGGTATTAGACGTTTGCTTTACAAATGCTCGGCAAAGTTCCAACACTAACCTTTTACAACCTGTCGTTGAAAGAAAGCGTAATAATATTGGTTTTAGTATTTTGACCATAATTTTATGTGTTACTTCCCAAACATAGCTAACTTGCTACTATTAGACAAGAAACATTAATCTTATGGCAGAAGAGCAAGAAGAAAAAGAAGGCACGGATTGGGCTGAACTCTTTGGTCATGCGGTTAGATTTATGATTTTATGTTGGAGTTTAGCAATGATGACTCTTGGATATATGGATAAAATCCGTAATGACGGAGCTTTTTTAGCAGGCTTGACCAGTGGCGTTTTAGGCAGCTATGGTATCTCTGTTAACAAAAAGAAACCTAACAACGCTGCTAAGATAGTAGATAACAAAGACACTAATGTAGGTATCAAATGAAAAAACTATTATTACTAGGTTTGTTTCTAGCTGCACCTTGTTATGCAAGTGGAGTACCTAGTTGGACTACTGGTTCTAGTAACCGCACAGAAAATACAACACAAACTATTACTAGATCAATAGTTACTGAAAAATATGGTGCTGCTGTAAGTACTTGGGAAGCGTCTAATATATCAGTAGCTGCTTCTGCTGGTATTGCTGGCGGTGATGCTGTATTTACTGTTGCTGATACTTCAGCAGATTGGTCACTCAGCGTCACTACAAGAGCTGCTGGTGCATTAACAGAACAGATTACACAGAATGATGCGATTACAACCACAAGCGTTATTACTAGCTTGTCTGTGTTTAGTCAGTAATCAAGTAAAAGCCGAAGGCGATACAAACGTACAGGCTCAACCTAATGCGATTGGTAACTCAAGTATTATCAATCAAAATATGAATGTTAATAATGGGATGACAGGTAAGTTGCAGTTTGGAAACTTAGTATGTAGCCAACCAACTATGGCATTTACACCTTTTTATACAGGTAATGATGCAGAAAATACGGAGAGTGAAACTTATAGTATTAACGAAGGGTGGGGATTCCAAATGAGTTTTATGATTCCACTTGGATCTAATAATGAAACGTGTTCTGAGTTAGCAGAAGTAAAGCTAAAGTTAGCCATAGAAGAACTAGACAAGCAAGTCCATGATAAGCAATTAGTGAGAGTTTTAAAGTGTTCACAACTCCACGCTGCTGGCTATATGATTAATCCTAAGTCAGAATTTTCTTATCTTTGCTCTGATGTTATAAATATTAGGACTTTTGTTCGTCAGAATCCTGACCTTTTTTCTTCAAGTTCGCAACCTCTTTCTTCAAAACCTTAGTAAATATCTTTTTAAATACTTTCTTTAGTTGTGTTACTACAGCTTGCATTGCTATTGACCCTGCTACTGTCACAGTAGATGCAACACCTGCACTAATAACACTTGACGCTATGACTTCAGGGGCAGGGATGGGAAACTCACCAATCAGAGGTATACTAAATGTAGCTACAGTTTCAGATGAAGTATTTTCTAAGTTTTGTGGCAGGTTCATTGGTATCTGTTCTGGGTTTATATTTAGCCCTTCCTCGTTTGCTTCCTCTTTTTTTGAAGAATCAGTTGCCTGATCTTCCCCAAGTCCCGAACTTACCTGTTCCAAGCTCGGTAACAGAATTGGATCTAGATATGGAATCTCTGCCACTGGGGGATAAAAAATTGTTTTAGGTGGATTGAGAATATTATTTGTATCTGGTAAATTTGGTAAATATATCTCATCCATAATTATGGTAAAAATTGCTATTCTTCGTGCAATAAGTCATAGCCTTATTATATCAATGCTACTTCTAATACCAACAATAGCCCCAATATATTTAATATCAGGGCTATTAAGTAGGCAATTAACAGATAAATCTAATTAAGCTGTAGTTTCTGGTGCAGGTTCTTCAACACCTTCTTCTTCTTTTACTTGTGCAAGAAGTTCAGCGTATTGATTATTTTTAACTTGAAACTCTGCATAAACTTGTGCCTTTTCATTAGCAAGTTTTTTTTCTTCTGCATCTAAAGCATTAAATTTATCAGCAAGAGCCTGTGCTTCTGCTTTACGTTGTTCGCATCTTTCAGATAATTTTGACATAAAAAGATTGTAAGTATTTTAATAATACCAATACGTCAAGTATTTGTCTGTTCTAGATATTACGAATAAACTTTTTTACCATCAACAATAGCTTTGTCGATAGCTGTAAAATCTTCGCTAGTCCAGATAGATGTTTTTTCATCTACTTTTTTATAAGCCTTGATAATTTCAAGATGCTCTACATTACGTTTGACAGTGTCTTTCCACTCGTCTTCGGTTTCCCATTCTGGTTTTGAGCCATTAATTAAAGTGACGCTATCGCCAGCAGCTTTAAAAATTTGTGCTACTTCGTCAGCAGTTCTTTCTTCCATGATGTTGAAAAAGGTAGTTGTTTACAGTTTACCCTGCTTCGAGGGCTTTGACTTTTACGGATAACTCCTGTATAGCTTTTACTAAAATAGGAACTAATTTTCCATAACTGGCTTCTAACCTGTCAGGGTTTTCATCCATAACCATTTTTAGATAATCTGCATCATATTCTTTTTGTGCAGCTTGTAAATCTTGAGCAATAAAACCATGTTCATATGATCCATCTTTACCGTTACCATCTCTGGTAGCCCATTCAAATTTGACAGGTCTTAGTTTGGTTATAAAGTCTAAACCTTCTGGTAAGTCAATTACGTTTGTTTTATCTCTACCATCTGATAATGAAGATATTGTTTGAACATTGCATCTAAGCCCACTAATGGATGAACTTCCAAGTGTTATTTCTCCACTAACAGTAGCACTAGAAGGTTGTGCTTGGTGTCCAAGGCACATTACTTGGTTACCTGTTGTTGAGGTATTACCAGCAATATTACCAATCATTGTATTGCCAGAAGAAGTATTATTTCCACCAGCACCATTACCAATGTATGTATTAAATAAACCGCCAGTGTTTCCGCTTGCACTTCCAGCATTATTACCAACAGCTACGTTACTATAGCCAGTTGTAATATTTAATAAAGCACTATTACCAACTGCTGTATTACTATTTCCAGTTGTACAAGCATGTAATGCTTGGTAACCTACTGCAGTAACTCCACTACCAGTTGTGCTGGCTTTTGCAGCTTGATAACCGATTGCTGTTTTGCCATCTTGTGTAGTGTTGGATTGTAAAGCTTGTCTACCAACTGCTACGTGCTTTTCACCTTCGGTGTTAAATTGCATAGCACTAGTACCAACAGCAGTATTTTCATCAGCTGTAGTGTTCTGTTGTAATGCAGCATAACCCATAGCTACGTTTGTTTCTCCAGTAGTGTTGCTCTTCATAGATTCAGAGCCAACAGCAGTATTATTATTTGCAGAAGTAACTGCAGTTAAAGATTTTCTACCAATAGCAACAGTGTTGTACATTGGATTGGCAACTTTTGCAGCTTCGTGACCAATAACAACGTTATGTGAACCATAAGTATTAGCTGCTAAAGCGTCAAAACCTATAGCTACTTGATTTTCTCCAGTAGTATTTGCCTTACCAGCATTTTTACCAACGGCTGTATTACCACTTTTAGTATCATTGCGTAAAGCATCAAAACCTATTGCAGTAGTATTGTCTGTTGTTGTAATGTTTCTTGCTGCATTACCTCCTAAAGCAGTGTTATAAGATCCACTCGTAACTTCAAGTAACGCAGCAAATCCGTCTGCTGTATTGTACGTACCATCAACATTATCTCTTAATGCGTGAACACCTGTAGCAGTGTTTTGAGCACCAGTTGTATTATTTAGTAAAGCTTGTAAGCCTACAGCGGAATTATTTGTACCACTAGTATTTGCTTTTAATGTTTCATATCCAACAGCTACGTTGCTTTGTCCAGTTGTACTTAGATTTAAAGCACTTCTTCCAAATGCTGTATTTTGAGGCCCAGTGCATTGAGATAAAGCTCCTGATCCAACTGCAGTACAATCACTTGCTGTAGTAATTTTTGATAGGGCATTTGATCCCACAGCTACGTTGTAATTACCTGTAGTATTGTCATCTAAAGCATCATGACCTACCGCAGTGTTTTGCGAGCCTGTTGAGTTTGATCCTAAAGCGGAATTACCACAAGCAGTGTTGTAATGTGCAGATGCGCCTGAATTATTAGCTAAAGCAGCATTACCAATAGCGGTGTTAGATAATCCAGATATGTTGTCTCTTAAAGCATCTTTACCAACAGCAGTAACACTTCCTGTAGTGTTGGCTCCAGCAGCCTGATAACCAACTGCTACAACAGAACCAGTTGTATTAGAATCTGCAGCTTGGAATCCAATCGCTACGTTAAAGCTTCCAGTACTAAGGCGTAATGCTTCATGTCCAATGGCAACATTATTACTACCAGTTGAGTTGGTGTATAAAGATTTATGTCCAAGACTTACGTTATTACCACCAGTACTATTTGTTATTTGAGAATAAAAACCTACAGCTACGTTATTACTTCCATTGCTTCCACTTAAAGCTCCAGTACCTATGGCAGTGTTTTGTTGTCCTGTAGAAACAGCACTTAAAGCACTATGACCTACAGCAACGTTTCCATCAGCAGTAGTATTAGCATCTAATGCATTAGAACCGACAGCTACGTTTTGAGTACCAGTTGTGTTTTGATTTAATGCAGCATATCCAATAGCAGTATTATTATCTGCTGTACTATTGTTATATAATGAAGCAAATCCAACTGCTACGTTGTAATCTCCTGTTGTGTTTGAATATAAAGCTTGTCTGCTAAACGCAGCATTATATATTCCTTCTGTATTTGAATATAAAGCAGTTGCACCTACAGCAGTGTTAGAAGCTCCAGTTGTGGTTAGAGCTAAAGCTTGATTACCAACAGCAGTATTATTACTTACTGTGGTTTTTGATAATGCTGCTCTACCTACTGCTACGTTGTTATGAGCACCAGTAGTAATTTGTTTTATAGTGTCGTGACCAATTCCTATATTATCAGAACCAGCTTGGTTATTTTCTAGAGCATTATGACCAATAGCTATATTTCTTGAACCTGTTGTGAGCTGTTTTAGTGCATTTCCTCCAAAAGCTTGGTTTGAAGCACCAGTTGTGTTAGCATATAAAGCCTGAGATCCGACTGCTGTGTTAGAACTTCCAGTTGTGTTACTGTATAAGGTTTGGTAACCTATACCAGTGTTGTGATCTGCTGTAGTATTTAGTCTTAAAGCTTCACGACCTACTGCAACATTTTTTTCTCCATCAGTGTTGGTATAAAGTGCTGCTAAACCTACGGCAACATTACTGCCAGCATTATTATTACGTAAAGCATCCTTTCCTACAGCTACGTTAGCTGATCCACCACCTCCTGACACTAATGCACTATGTCCTACAGCAGTGTTGTTTTGACCAGTAGTGTTTGCACTCATAGCACCTTGACCTAGTGCTGTGTTACTGCTTCCACTTGTGTTATTTAATAAAGCGTTAGCACCAAATGCAGAGTTTTGACCTCCAGTTACGGCTGCTGAAAGAGCTGCATAACCAACCGCAGTTTGATTATTTGTATCTATATTTCCATCTAAAGCTAAAGCACCAATTGCTGTGTTTCGTGATGCAGTGGTTTGAAGATTTGCAGCATTATATCCTACTGCAACATTATTGTCTCCAGTAGTATTAGCACCAAGAGTCCAAGAACCAAGAGCAGTATTATAATCTCCAGTAGTATTAGCGTCTAATGATTTAACACCAAAAGCTGCGTTGTCTATTCCATCTGTGTTAGACAGTAAAGCGTGATATCCAACCGCTGTGCCGTTTCCAACTGTGGTATTTTTTAAGGCTTCATAACCAACTGCAGTTCCTTGACTTCCTGTTGT